CCCAGTGCGTGGAATCTCATTTTTTCTGTTTTCATTATGTACTACAGGTGTTATTGGAAGTTATTGGTTGTTTTCCTTGTTCTTCAGCTTGTTGATCAAGGACTTCTGCTTGTTTACGTCATGTTGCAATTCGTGGATAATTTGCCGCAATTCTCTAATCTCCTGCTTTTGTTGCTGGATTATACGCATCTCTGGTGTTATCTCATGCGCTTTCATAGGTTCTCTAGGATCTCGGTTAGTTTCGCTTTCATGTTGTTGACTTGTTTAAGGCTCAGGTAGTCTTGTGCGCTTACCTCAAAGGTTGAGTATCGGTGATTGCACTTTCCGTTGTTGCAGTATCTACGTCTTGAGAATCGATTGCCAAGATCTCTACATTCCATAACGTGTGTCGTAGAACTGCATTTTGGGCATAATTTGACCATTTATTGATAAACCCTAGATATGGTGATTTTAAAATATGTTGCCACTATATGGTGATTATTATCGACAAGATTGCGGTTTTTGTGGTTAAAATACATTAGCAAATCGTTCGCTATCCCACATGATCTGTCCGTGTCGCTTCGATCTGCAATGGCTTCTCCTCTGGTTCCCTTCCCTCGATTAGCTCAATGGGTTCAGCGTTGCGGTCACCAATCGTGAATGTGACGTTGAGTGGTTTGGCTCCAGTGTTCTCTATTTCGATTTTATCGCCGTATTGACGTGCGTTCCATTTACCTAGTAATCGCAGTCTAGTATCGATGCGTACTCGCTTCTCTGCTGCGTCAAGCATTGGATCATCTGCAATGCGAATGCAATCATCTGCTAGTGCGTGAGTGCCGATTTTTCTTGCGTGTGCGGATTTGTTGCGAAAGTTTTCGTTGGAAGATTCCCAACGCCATACTGTGGAATAGTTTGGCATACCTTCGAGATTACAGATGGATGAGAGTGTTTGACCTATTGAAAGTCGTTCACAGATTTCCTCTGCGAGTTCCTCGTTATACTCTGGAGGTCTACCCATTTTCTTGGATGGTTTAAAGCTCATATGGTGATTGTGACTGCTTAGGTTTACGCTTTGGTAATCCTAACTTCTGTTCGTTGTTCGGCTTGGGTTTTGACTTTGACTTGGCTGAACGTGATTTCGACGCTTTCGGGGTTATCGTCTGGGATGAGTTTGGAGTAGCGGATTTGGTCAATGAGAGGTTTGCATCCTCCAGCAAGGTTATCAACGTCGAGTGTTTTGGTTGAGAATCTTGTAATTGCGAGAGTGTACTTCGGATTGCACTTAGCAGTGCAGTCCTTGCTAGTTTCTTTTGCTTTGCGTACTTTGTCCAGTGAGCGTTTAGGAGCGTGTTTAACGAGGGTGTCAAGTAACCTGCGAGATGGAGGTTTATAGTTGTCTGCATAGTAGTAGTGTCCGTCTGGTGCGAGGGTGTAGCCTTTCTCTTTGAGTTGTTCAGTTGTCCAGTTCATAGCGGGTATAGTTATACATGATTTTGTGGATTTATACCTTATCTAGCTCATTTAGCTAACACTGATATTGTGCCATTGGGCCATTTTGCTAGGTATGTTTTCATTTGGATATTTAAAATTGCTTTAGTTTATCTTGATCTAATGCGTAGCCTTCTCCGTGACCAAGGTTGACTATGTTCTCTGCTTTAATGAGGTCTTGCTTCCATGCCCACCCAACGTAGTCGAGTGATGGAGCGTCCACAACGCACAGGACGTATACATCAACGTCAGGGTTTGCCTTGAGCGTGGACAGCAAGCGAGCGTGTGGATGCTTTGATGCTTTGATGTCGTATCTATTTCCGCTTGGCATTACGCCGTCAGCGGATCCGCTCCTTGGTGATAGACCAAGGTCAGGAAATACATTCATTAGCTTTGCGAAACCATACTCTGCCATCATTCCGATCACGTCTGCATCTGCTCCGTCTTGGTTGCCAATCTTGGCATCCTTGACTCCATTGCTTCGTGCAATGAGTGAACGCATCCTGCCAATGAGTTGACATATCTGGATCTCGTCAGGGTTGAGTGTTAGTTGCATTGTCTATCGTGATTGCTGTATGAATTTTAGTGCGATTGCCATTATCTCAGGGTAGTCACGTAGTGACTCTAGGTACTGGGCAAACATATCATCTATAGCCTGTGCCGCGAATGGGTCAGGGATGATTTCACATTTGACCTGTGCGTCCTCCAAATCCTTGTTGGCTTCCCTTAGTGCAAAGATGGCAGCGGAGCAGAATACGGACAATTGTGCGGCAATGGAGCGGTAGTCCTTGTCGCATTCCTTCAGACGTTCAACCTCGGAGGTGTATGGTGTTTCGCTCATTTTGTTTCCTCCCATCCAGCGGCTTTGCGCCAGCGGTTTATTGTCTCAGAATCAACGTGCGGCAAAAAGGCATCTCCAGATCGCCACATCTCTTTAAACGCCTCCCTCGCCTCGTCGCGCTCGCGTTCTACTTTTTCCAACTCATTTCGATGGATTTCGTGGAGTATGTTACCATCGCGCCACATTTCCAATTCAGTCCGCGCCTCGTCGCGCTCTTTAATAGCTCGCAATGTTCCTAAAGCAATTTCCCTTCTTTCTTGTGGTATTGCCATCACTTCGATGAGTGCTAAACACTTAAGCTCCTCTGTCTCTGGCGTGTCACTCATTTCGCGCCCTCCAATGCTTTTGCTGCAATGCGGAGTTTTTGCTGAACTGATGTGTGTCCAACATATTCAATCGCTGTATCTGCGATGTCGCGCAGCTTGACGTTTTGCTCCCGCGCCTCGTCGCGCTCTAATAAAGCGCGTGCAAGTTTTTGACGCAGATCGACGGCAGCATTTATTTCCTCCGTGCCGTATTCCGCTATTTCTCGCAAATGCTCCCGCGCCTCGTCACGTTCTAACGCTAGTTGCTTTGCATCCTCTCGCAACTTGTAAACCTCAGTTGGTGTCCAGTCAGCACCTTCGCAACCGCACTCGTTTGCGCTAGTGGCATAGCAAGTGCAACCCTGACCCTCGTAGTAATCTTCTGTTATAATTTCGTTCATATAAAATGGGGTGTGAGGTTTTATGTAGTTGCCTCACAGGGTCAAATGATAACCAGCCCACATGGTGGCCGCTACAATCCCTTAAAATTAGTCAGCGTTTTTTCGGATGCGCTGCCCCCGTTGTCCCCTGCTATCTACGGGACTGACCTAAATAGATTAGCGAGGAAAGTGTTAGTTAAAACGGAAAGTCATCTCCATCCGAATCCTTGGCCCGTGCTGGAGCGGATTTGGCCTTTGCAGGGGTTTTGGTTGCGCCTTGATCCTTCGGCTTTACTGACAAGCTAAAGAACTTCTTACCATCTTTCTTGGACTCCTTAATCCACCCGTTGAGCCAGTAATCGGTTCCCTCAATGTTGATGGATCCGTTGTAGTCTGGGTGGTTGTCTAGTTCTTTTCGGTCATTCTTGAAGAGTGATCCGCGATTCGTGTTATCGTATTGTTCTGCCATATTATTATAGTTAGTTTATATTATGCATCGTTTTTGTGGTGTGATGCCACCAAGTCTGCATTTGTTTGCAGAAAGTGTTATTTTGTGTGTTCTTCGTCCAAGTCAATTCCGTAGAATTTCTTTGCAATGAAGTTTGCCGATTTGCATAGGAATCCACCAAAGATGTAGATCAGCATGACAAGAGTAACGCTACCCATGAATAGTTGAATGCTTGTCATACTAATCGCTCCAGCAATCGTAGCTTCCTTCGTAGACATATCCATCTTCGTTTTTCGTTTCGTTGACCGCGAATGACTGTCCGATCATTTCGTGTCTGCCACAAATGGATTTGACCATTTCATTAGAAAGACAGCACCTTGACGTGATGCGGAATGTTCCCCAGTCCCGTGTGCCACTGGAATTGCGCTGCTTGTCTGCCTCGACTGCAATTGTGTTGAGTGTTTTCATTTGATATTGTGTATTTATTTAACTGACGGCACTACATCTAGGGTCAAAATTGAAACTCGTCAACAGAATTTTCGTCAATGTGTGCAAAATAATTATTGTAGATTTGTTTTGCCTTTTCGTATTTTTCCTGAGCGTCCGCAAACCTAGATTTGGTGCGGGTCTGGAAGATTGCTGTTGCAGTGTCGAGCAGAAAGCAAGCCTCGTCGAAGTGGTGATCAATGTTCATCGATTTGTTCAAATCTGGAAATATCTCCGCGCATTTTTACAGGAACGAATACGTCACGTTGACCACGCCGATTCTTGTCGATGCGTACACGCGAGGTTGATTGGGTTTCTGTTTTGCGTTTGAATGATGACGCTTCTTTTTTCTTCTCATCAGGGTGCGAGATGATGATCAGAAAGTCAGTGTGATGACCGATTGCGCGGGACTCGCGCACTGCACCTTCGTCGTTGAGTTGACTAGCAGTCATCACCACGGATTTTGTTTTGAGTGCAGTTAACTTGAGTCTGCGCGATAGTTCACTCACTGCCTGTTCTCGGTTATCTGCGGTTGGCATGGTGACAATTTGTAGGTAGTCAACGATGATCAGATCTGCCTTGCCAAGTGATGCAAGACGGGATGCCTCTGCGACGATTTCTCCAACCTCGGAAAGATCATCTCGGATCGTGAGGTTCATTCCCATGAGTTGGGTGATTGCGCTTGAGATATCCTTTGCAGATGCAACCCCTCTCCATTCTGTGACCCCTTCCATCTCGCGTAGTGGAAGGATTGTTTTCCCAAGCAGATTGGAAGCTATACGTTGCAGAATAGCCTTAGCTGGCATCTCTAAAGAAAATATAGTTACTGATTTACCATTGAGCAATGCCTGTAGTGCTGCCTGATAAAGCAAGATAGATTTGCCTCCAGAGGTCTGCGCTCCTACCACTAACATCTCACCCCTCCTTGCACCTCCACCTAGTAGCTTGTCTAGCTTGGGTATTCCAGTTGGGAAGTTCTCTAGTGGAGTCTTGTCCTCCAGATCATCCATAAAGTCGTTTAGATGGGCTTTAACGTCCTTGCATTGCGATTCTGGTACGATTGCATTGGCGAAGGACTCAGCAAGGCTAGAGAGGTCTGCTTTCATAGCGCAAACGTCATCATGGTTATCCTCCCAAGTCTTGATGGCATCACGATACCCTTTTGCTTTGATCAATTGTGCGCGGTAGTCCGCTGCGGTTTCCACGCACATAGCACCGGGGGATATGAAGATTGTCTGGAGTATTTCCATGACTCCATCCTTACCACCACAGGCATTCAGCTTGCCAGTTGTCTCAAGGTCACTCAATGCACCTAGTGCGTTTGTGGATCCAGTCCGCTGGTATACTCGTTCCAGTGCGGTGTAGATTAACTTGTGTTGACTTAAAGCAAATAGATCTTCTGACCATGCGAGGTGCGGTAGTACCTCTGGATCGATTGCGATTAGTGACAGTGCCGCTTTTTCAGCAGTGATTGCGATTGGTGTATTTTTCATATTAGCAAGCCCGTTGGTAAGTCTCTTGTGCCTTGTAGACCCATTCAGCTTTGAATCCCTGCCATCCACGGGAGACGCATTCGGTTATCGCATCCTCCAGCGTCCAACCTGCGTTGTCCGCTTCGTTCTGGATGGCATTGAGTGCTGTTTGGGTTAGTGGTGCTTTCTTTGCCTTCCTGATTTTAAGAAAATCATTCCAGACCTGTTCAGGAACTGAATCTGGTCTATTTATATTATTAGTAGTAGAAGAAGAAGATGAAGAAGAAGACTGTAGTGTTGCCTTTTGGTTGATACCATTTGGCAAGCAATCTTCAACCACCCTTGCAAGTGTGGTTGAACCACCCTTGAGTATTTTACGCATTTCGGCAGACTTCTTTCCACCTTCAGCACTTTTCCGCGCCCATTCATTCTGTTTGATGATTTCCTGCTCCAACCTCTCATGCACCATGCATGAAGTGTCGTTGAGGTGTGGTTTGAACATGGTTGCAACGGTGGTTGCAAGGGTGGTTGAAGCACCCTTGCCAATCAATCGTGCTATTTGATCTGGATTCGATGGAATACTTCCGTGCTGCCAACAATAGCAAAGCAAACGGATATAAGCACCCTCTTCTTCAAGGCTCATCAACGCTACACGTTGAGATCCCAAGTAATCAGCGGGGTAAAACTGAAATGCTGGACGTTTAATTTTCATAGTTTAAAAAAAGACCCACCTCAAGTGATACTCCCGCAAGGAATCTTGTGGGCATGAGGTAGGTCAAATTAGTTGGTTTTTAACGATGGTATCAAACATCGCGCTTCGTCTGAAGCTAACTCAAAATATCTAGATTTTGGATTTCGTCAAATTGTTTTTTACAGACCAGTCCCAGATGGACAACAATTCCTGCGCTTTAGGGTCAACATGGTCTTGTTTCAACCCATGCGCCTTTAGTTCAATCCATGTACCATCTGGCAACTCACCAGTGCATTTAACCTCATATCCAACTCCAGCAACTGCGCTATACTTTCGGTGATCGTAGACGTAAACCTCAACCTGTTTCTTTTTCCCCTCGTTGCAACGGCATTCCTCATGCCCTGCGAAGGTTTTATAAAACGCAATGTCGGACTGAGCAAGGAAGTCTTTAAACTGAATCCATCCATTGCCTGTTAACGTATCAAAGTTGAGTTCTTTCATAGTTTTACCTTCTTGGGTTTGTCCTCAACTAGCTTCACAATTTCCTCTGCAACATCAGGCAGGATTTGAGTTAGATCGTATCCCGCTGACTCGCAGTACTTCTGCAATTTTGTAGCAGAGATGCTACCTCCGAATAGCTTAATACTGTCGGAAAGTGACATTTTGGTGCAACTTCCGATATGTTCTATAACCTCCGCAGGGTACGTTTCGCGTCCCTTTTGGCGTTGCAGTTTCCATCCATAAACCTTCTCCCCTGCCTGTAGCTTTTCCTTGAGCAGATCCTTCGCCCAATCGACTAGGTATGCGTTGAAAATACTGCTCTGTTTTACAAACATTGAGAGTCGATCCACATCACCTGCCAGATGCTCCTGCATTTGCGCGAGGTTGGCCTGTAGGTCGCTTTGAACAACCGCTAGGGTGGTGGCAACTGGAACTGCAATCTGACCGCACGTTGATGCCTTTTTGCACCACTTGCAGTAATCGCAAGCTGTCGGTGCTTTGTCTGGATCATTGTACGCCGCGATCACCCCCTCGACAACTGCCTTAGCCTCCTCAATTGTCCAGCTATGCGTGACTACCCGTTCTTGGTCGCAGAATAGCAAGTGGCAAGTCCATTCGCGGATGGCGTATTCGCCAGTCTCGAAATCGTAGCTTGCTGCCATATTTCCGTAGGCATAGGCACATTGCTGTTCGTAGTACGAGCGTATAATTCCTGACTTTAGATCTAGGCTAGTGTGGATAGCAGGGATGCGGCAATCCTCGGTTCCAGTGTGATCGATCCCCGGCGTTTTGACCTTCAAGCTATCCTCGTCTGTGACCACCTCAGAATCGCCAGCGATTGTCTTGGTCATCTCGACTGCCCACATGACCGCATCAGCGTCCTTGGAATTCAGGTCAAGAAAAGGCTTGTTGTTCCCCATGAACATTTCACGGAATGCGAGATCCATGTGAGTCCCGCGAGACGCAGCAGGGGAGCTACCCCCCGCTGACTCGAAACAGGCACACTCAGCCAGCTTGGGAAGTAGTGAATGACGGATCATTTCGATGCCTCCCATTTGGCTACTGCTGCGAGAAACTTCTCTGGTGATACGATAAGGTTCTCACGATACTTGCCAGCGGGAAGGTCGTTCCACAATTGCCCTACCTTTATCTCCCCTTTCGAGATCAAGTATCCCGTAGCCAATTCAGCTTTGGTTGCGATTACTGCCTCTACTTTTGTGAACCAGTTTGGATCCTCTTTGGGTGTTACGGGTGCTAGTACTTTTGCTGGCAATGTCCTAGCTTGCGGAACGCTTGTGGAGCGTCCCATTGCCAACTCGCCATCGTCATCGTCTGGGCAGACCATGACCAACGATTGCAAAGCATATCGACGAGCATAGGATATGAGGCTACCAATGCCCTGTGGGTCTTCCTTAACTGGTTTCATGTATGTCCTGCACTTGATCCACTGACCACTTGAATGGATAAGCATGGATTCAACGTAGTATCCACTTGCGTCTTGGCTAGGCAACTGAACCACGGAGAGTCCGTTTGCGGTTAGTGCTGGTCGTACTGTTTCCCAGACCTGCGCCAATGAAGCGTAGTTGGACTTGAAGAATGGGTTCTTTGCGTCCTTGTGGACTGTTCCGTTCTCTGATTGCGCTTTTGCAAGTGCGATTGCTAGGTCTGCTATGTTTTCTGATTGTGTGTTCATTTGTTTTACTGGTTTTGGTTTGTTTACTGGTTGATGAAATCTTCAAATTTACTGCACGTTGTCTCGTCACGTTTGCGCTTGTCGCAATACTTGCGGAATCGATGGAGGATGTTTTGTTGCCCCAATCGGTAGCAAGCCAAACAGGACGCGAATGACAAGATGAAGTAGGAAACTGCGAATGTGGTGGTCATTGGTTTTTGGTTAGGATGAAGGTTACTCCAAGGATAGCAATTGCTGGAGCGATTGCCGTGAACGCATCCAGCATATGCTGGAGCGTCACAAGCAGTGGAGTTGATGTGAATGTTTCGATGAAGCTCATATTAGAAAAGAGCAAGTGCGTTCCGTGCTTCCTCATCAGACAGGATGAGATCACTGCCGCAATCAAGGTAGGCGTGTTTGCCCGTGGATTGCTGCCAGCAGTAGAGAAGTCTGCGTCCGCTGCGTGATGTGAAGGGTTGCTCGGTTCCACCGCAAGCGGGGATCCAGTTTCCTTGTGCGGCTTTTTCTGCGAGGTGGTTGATGAGGTCTGTGATGTTCATAAGAGTGTAGAATAATCAAAGCGGGTTGGGATTGTCAACAATGTTTTTTTGGAAAGATTCCAGCGGATTTTAAAGCGTCTTTGCACTGGTCTATCAGCAAAGAATCTTTATGGCCGTATGCGTCAACAACCGCTTGTAGTGCCTGTACCAATTTTGTGTGCGAAGCGTTTTTGTAATGCTCAGAAGATTTGAATAGTTTCATTTGATTGGTTGGGTTTGGAGCGGGGGTGGAACCCGCTCCGTTTGGGTTTTAGTTATTTAAAAGATATTGCTCTGTTAAGTTCCAAAGGTCTTTATTCAATTTTAAATCTGTTGTTGGTGACGTTACTCTGCGAATTCCACTTCCAGTGCGTCCCTTGATAAGATTTTCTTGAACCCGATTGAATGTTTCCCACAAGTTAGTTCCAGAATCAGCATATCTGCGAGCGCGATTTAGATAGTATAATTTATTTTGAAAATCATAACGATCAGCCTTTGTTGATTCCTTATTTGGTTCGTCGTAGCGGAGTTTTAGCGAGTCTACTAGATATTGGTTTGTTTCCGCATCTGTGAGTTGCTTTTGTTTGAATGCATGAACTCGATCAGTTAGGAATGGAACATTGTTACGAAGAAGAGTTGCTGCTTCCAAGAAACGATTAACATCAACACTGCGGTGGTATATTTTGATCGTATCAAAAATATCTCCAGTAACCAATCCGTTAAGGCAAGCAAACACACGCAAGCCAATAGATAGTTGTGCTGAACTTGTGCCATCATGTGAGTTGATCAAAACAAACTCTGGAGATGCCTCATTGTTAATCGAAGCGATATCACGATGTCCAAAACGAATGAGATGTTTTTGAAATCCCTTGTTTTCGTCTTTCCGTGCTTTTGCCAATTGGATTTGACGTGGAACATATCCAGATTCTGCGAAAGAATCTACAATGTCTTTTGTGCTAATGAATCCATAGCGTTGACTGCGTGTGGATGAAGCGTGTGTTGCGATTACTGGGTTATTGATTGTGTTCATTTTATTTGATTTGGTTTTTGGTTTCGTTGCTGGCGTTGCGCTTTCAACTACAAACAAGATACCAAGCTGCTTGGGTTATGCAATAATTATTTTCATTTATTTTTCACTAGGATAAAAATAGTTACTTAATTCTGTTGACACCCGCAGATGCCGATAGAATCAAGCTGTGCAGACTTCCATCTTTCTGGGTCTTCCACCCTTCGCACCATTAGCCCGTGCTGCCTCAACTTTTTTATCGGAAGAAACGCAACCTCCTTTGCGTCCAATCTCGGATAAAAACTGCCGCACTACATCAGGAATCGTTGTCTTCATCGTCATCTCTCTTTTTGGATTTTCGTTGGATGGAAGACCAGTCGATATCATCGTAGTTGTCTTGGTATTTTCGTTCCCAAGTTTTGGTTCTGGGCTTATCTCCCTTTCCATTTCGATGCCACTCATTGTTGTCAATCTTTCCGTGGCTCATCTTGCTCCTTCGTTTTGAAAACTCCGTCACGAACGAAAATATGCTCCATCAATTTTGCTGCGAGGACGAACTTGAAACTCGTCTCTTGGAGCGTCCGCATCACGTCATGGTAAACGTCATGCTGAGTAATTTTGGTTAGGTCGATTTGTGAGAGGACTGCATCAATCGCTTGCTGCGTCTCTTCCTCACCTGCTTGTTTTGGTGTGTTTGTATCTGACATATATTTATTGGTTGAATGATTGTTTCTCTCGCTCGATGAGCATGGCATCTGCGTCCACGAAGGACAACTCTGCCACTATCTCTGGCAACTCTCCACTAAATTCTTCGCTTGCCCTGTATCCCCGCAGTGCTGCCCCTGCGAAGTAGTCCCTCATGCCCATACCAGAGTTTGGCTTGACTGCTCCAGTCTTTGCGTCTCCACCGAAATGAGGCACGGGGAATGCAGGGTGGTTGTTGCGTTTAGTAGCCATGCAATTTGGCGAGAAATTCGCGTTGAATTTTCCTGCGTTCTGGAGTGCGCGTCCAAAAGAACGCACAGGCTTGATCTACGACAATGGAAAGTCTGCGAACCCACGGATCATCGTGTTCTTCAATTCCGCACTGGTTTCGTCCGATCCCTTTTACGGGTTTTGTATTTTTCATATTTATTAATTTGTAAAGGCTATTTCTTTTTAGCCTTAGCTTTCTTTTGCACGGAATAGGCAATAGCGAGTGCTTGCTTCTGCGGCTTGCCGTGTTTCATTTCAGTTTTGAGATTGCGTTCAAAGCAATTCTGTGAGGCACATTTTCGTAGTGGCATGTGTTATTTTCGTTTCTTTTCTATTTTTCTCAACATTGAATTTTGCATTTTTACTGCCTGATCGTATTCGGTCGTGTATACATCAGTGCGAGGTTCGTATTCACCTTCAAATTTAGGGTCAAGAACCATCATTACAACATCAGGTTCTCCATCGTTATATTTTTTAAATGTTTGCTTATCCCACCCGTCTGGAGCGAACTCATCATTCCAAGGAATCCTTGCTGCTTCAATGAACCCATGTTCACCATAAAATTCTGGAAGAATTGTATCGAATGCATCTAGCTTTTTTCCTCCAGCAGCAATTGCTGCTTCCATTATGCTTCTGCCACTTCCCTTTTCCATTGAGAAAACAGAAACAATGTCACCATCTGGTTTAACTGCAAATCCTGACCTGCCAGAATCTGATAGGAACAGATTCATTCCTTGGTAGTCTTCTGTTGGATAAACGTAGACAGACGCTCCATGTAGTGATGATTCTTTGCTCTGTTGAATGGTGTCTGCAAATTTTTGAGCAGATGCTTTGTCAGTTGAATCTAGTTCCAAGAATTTAACAGGAGGCAGTTCATTGTTTCTGAACATGGTTGCCAGTTTTCTACCCGGTTTCCATTCAGAAATGTACTTTACTCCAAGATTCTTTTTGGACTTAGGTTTTTAAACCCCTGCGTTGCTGCCATCGCTTCCGCTTCTTCTCGCGTAAGTCCAGAGTGCCGCTTCATTGCCCGTGCGATTGCGTCGAGCGGTTGTGACTGCAACGTACTGCTTGAACTTTTGCTTTTCTTTTCCAACAAACCCTCCAGCACTTTTCTGCTGTTCGGATTCAGGTTGATTCCCTTCGATAGTTTCTGGTCGTGTAGTTGTTGTGCGGTCATTTTTTATGTTTTCTAATACTTGTTGTATCTTCTTTTCAGTAACACCTTTTTTTCTAGCAACCCCAATTGCGGCGTTAGCGTAGTCTGGTGCATCATCGTCTTCGTATCCATCCGCATCAGACGAGTCAAGACTATCTTGGTCTGATTTTATTTTAGCGGTTTCATAAAGTCGTTTTTCAGCATACCACAGAACTGCCTGAAGATCTGCCATAGTTAGGTTTTTGTATTTCGGATATGACTTCAATTCATCAAGCATCAAACCAAAGATTTCACGGATGAAGTTTCGTTCTGTTGGGCCTGATGGTGCTTCTTTCTGACCATCCATATACTTTGCATATCCATTACCTGCCTTACGGAACTCTTCACCAGTAGTGGTGGTATTCATCAACTGCCTCATCTCTGGTTTCATGGATGCCTTTTGAATAGCTACAGATAGATATTCAAGTCCCATTTGCGAGATGTCATTTTTGATCATCGCATCCATTCTAGCCTTATCTTCTGGGGTGAGATTATTGATCGTTTCCTGCAATCTGTTTTTAGCAAGTTCAGTTAACTCTGGATTAAACTCAACGAGTGTACCAGTCCATCTACCCCAAGTGCGAACCAACCAACGATCCATTGTTAATGCGTCAAACATTCCATACAGATTGCTAAAGAATCCGTTTCCAATCTTTGGCCCAAGTATAGCAGATCCACGGACGTTTGTGTCTGCGAATTCACCACCGGGAGACAGGTCTTTGCTCAACCTTGAAATTTCACCAACAGTGAAATCTGTCTGCATAAATTTGCGTGTATTCTCAACACCCCAATCCTTGGTTAGCTTGTTGAATAAATCCAATCCTTCATTGATTGCTTTTTGGGCCTGTCCAGCCTCAATGTTTGTTGGCATCTTTCCTGTTTTGCGGAATTCACGATATACACGTTCAGCCAACTCAAAGTTCTTATCTACCTTCAATCCATTTGAGGTCACTGCCATTGCCCATGTAAAAGCAAAACGGGCATTTTGATCAGTTGCAATTTCAGGGAACAATAATGACATAACACCAAGTGCTTGTTTTGTCTTTTCGTCATACCACCCAATAGCGTTTGGGTTTTGTTCCAAAGCAAGTAACCCATCTTTAAGACCAACTCTAGCTAGATACTCAATTGCCTCAGCGGTTCTTTCCGATATTTGAACTCCAGCTTTTTTTGCTGCGTCAAGAACTCGGTTTTGAATATCTAATTTGAAATCACGTCCCTTTTTCCACGATTGTGAATTTGCAATCGTTAATGCATTAGAGATGTTTGATTGTTCATCTACGGATTCAGGCACATCAACACCAGTAGAAATCAATTTATTATCCGATGACTCTTCTTCTGTGTCTGTTTTTGCAACGGGTATATCTGATTTAACTTCACCCTCCGATGGCATGAACTGCAAGCCAGTTATGTCAGAAGATTGTATGCTTTTTTCTGAGCTATCAGGTTTCAACTCCATATCTGGCAGCATAGCCTTGCCCCGCACAGGAGGCTCAATTTCGCCCAGCGAGAGTGCCTTCGCTCCAACCACCTTGGTTGGTGCGGATATGCCTTCTAGGGGGCGTATACGCGCAGAGATAGGTTCATATTTAGTGGGTTGCTCCGCTGGCATGAACTGCAACTGACCACCTCTCACTTTACCTGCCATTTCGGGAGTGATGTTTACACGCCAGATTGGGGTTTTCTTGATTGCATTAGCATCTTTATTAAGTTGTTCAGATTTTAAAAGTGCCTCCTCCCGTGAATCAAAATATAATGCACGATCATTTCCATCCCGATATATTCTACCTGTATCTCTTCTTCTAATAGAATAATTCCCAGCTTCACTGCTTACTTCATATATGTTTAAACTTTCGGATTCTTTGGTTTCAATTTCAGACTTCTCAACCTTTCCACCCATCTTCGCTACATACTTGCCAACCTCTTTTGGCAGAATTTGATCGTAGAATCCCTTCATTCCTTCACCACCAACAGTGAGGTCATCACCAGTGGCAGTTCCAGAGTTTTCAGCAAGGATTTTCGATGCCACTTCTTTTCCTATCACCTCGCTCAATTGCTTGCCATTGGCATCAGCAGTATCGGAATCATAGACAGTTCCATCTTCGTTGATTTTACCTGCTAATACTGTGTTTCCATTTTTAATGGCAGCAAACGCTTTTTGGTAACCCTTGGGAGTGTTCCATGTGATCTCATCGACTGCCTGACGCATTGCTTGCTCGTAGCGTTTCACCTGCTCGATGCCAGTAGTCCAGCCAATCCATTTCTTGTCTGCATCCACGGCATCTCGCAATGCGCGTTTGAAGAGTTGGATCGACCAGTCTTTTCGGAATGGTGCGTCTGGGATTCCACCTGCCGATCCAATTGCATCTAATTTATTATTTCTTTCCTCTAGCGTAATTTCTCCTGCGTCTGCCAATTTGAAAATTTCTTCGCGTTTACGCAAAATTTCTTCTGGAGACGGACGATCACTTGCATACCCCTTCTCCCTACCTGCCTGATGCCTGTCAGACTGCCATTCCTCAACAAACAACCCATCGTTGCCCTGCGCGTCTGTGCGCTCGTTGAGACGCATATGCGCTACATAGTTGGGTGTGTCTGGGAAGTGGGAGGAAATATAGTTTTGACTAGATGGAATGCTTTCTATAAGTCTTGACTTTGTAGTTTCTTCTTCTGGTGTAAGACGCTGACCCCATGATCCAGTAAGATATTTGTTTTGCATATCTAACTTAAATTGATCAAGTTCTTGTTCTTGTTTTGATTTTGCAACTTTTGGCATCGTCATCACCACCTCGCGGTAGTTTGTGCCACCGGGAAGTTGCAGCCCTGCAAATCTTGGAGGATTAGCTAAACCTTGTCCTTGTAAATCCAGCTTCTCTGCTCGCGTATTTAAAAACTCGTTTTCTCGAAAATACTTTTCAGCGGTCTTTTTGTCCCCACGTCTTTGAGCTTGTTGAGCCAACTTCATCACTCTCTCTGCTTCATTGTATAGAGTGTCAGTTGTGCTTTGATCCCTGATATTCATTAATTTGATCAACTCATCGTACTTATCCTCTCCGAATGATGGGTCATCAATTGGATGATCTTTGAGGTTTCTATATTCAGCCTCAAGTTGATTTAACCTATTCTGATCAAATGCTTCCTTTCCACCAAGAGTAACCTCTTTAAATTTAACAGCACCTTCATTGCGAAGGTAATCCATAACCTTGTCTTTCGGAACCTTGCCTTGGTTCTCCGCTGCAAGACGATCAATCTCACCTAGCACTCCAGACCATTTTAGTTCCTCGGCCTTTGCGTTCTGTGGGTTGCTTACGATTGCCTTGAGTTGATCTGGTGACGCAAATTTACCCTGCACCTTTTCGTCGATGGTCTTTTGTAGACCTGAGTACATTCCACGTTCGGAGGTTGGGTAGCGTTCCGTTTCTGCTGGCATGAACTGAGGTTTAACATCAACAAAATCCAATGACTCTTGCGGCATGAATTCATTGTCAAACATAGAAACAATTCGGATATTTCCATCTTTCTCATCAAGCGATTCCGCTGGCTTTAAGTCATCACCTTCACGCAACCTAGATTCAACTTGGTCAAGATTGCCTGTATTGATTGCATTTCTGATCTCTTCAGCGGTTACAGATGGAAGTTCGTTTGCGAAATCCTCTGGAGTTTGGAAGTCTGCCAATGGATTTTCCGCTGGCATATAGTTCTTTGTATTCAACTCATAGTTGAATGGCATCTTCTTCAAACTCGATTCGTTGTACTGATTGATTCGATCAATTCTACGGCTACGAACAATAACATCGATTGGATCTTTTCCTTTTTGAACTGGAAGTTTAGTCCTGCGTGGGTTTGCTGCTTTTGTGTCAGCATTCCATACGTTGAATAAATCGTTTACAGCATTCTTCTTTTCAAGAGCAATAGCAGCATCTGGATCCAATCCAGTTTCACCACGTTCACCCTTAGAATGGTTATCAAGAACTTTGATCACATCATCCCAGAAACTAGCAGTATCACCATTCCACAACTTTAGATTCTCTGGCTTTTTAGCGAGCCAAGCATTCATCTTGTCATGCATTCTGCTGACAGACATTGTTGTGATTAAGAAGTTGCCTTGTTTAGAAAACTGGAATCCAATTGGAATTTCATCTCGGATTTGCGGAGCTAATGCCCTAGATTTTCCACCACGCATTGCGGCTTGATACTCCATGTACATCCTAGTGCCATCTTTCCTGCGAAGGATTTCATTAACAAATAGAATCTGACGTTTAAGATTTGGGGAAACAATGGTGTTTGGAAGTGCAAGAACAGCGTTAACCTGCGATTCGCTCATCACTCCACGATAGTTTCCGTTTCCAGTATCCTCCAATTGCAATGCACTTTTGGACAATGCAGAGTCGATAGCGTTACGAATAACCTTTCCGCGATTCCGTGACCTAGCTTCAATTTCACGATTGGATAGGATCTTTGGACTTCCATCAACATTGCGAGCGATTCGTGTTCCAACCTCAACCTGCGTTCCATCAGGCATAGTGCCAAATGTAATATTAGGCCCAAGATTCATTGGATTTCCACTTTCGTCTACCAATTGTCCACCTTGAATTCGGTATGTTCCAACAAATGGATCCACTCCAGCATTGGGTGGAATAGGAATTTCCTGTTTACTGCCATCTGGAGCGGTCATTGTTGCGACCTGTTCCTTCTCGAAAATATCAGAATTCTTAAATTTTTCCTGCAATGTACGATCAGAAAGAATCTTTGTGATTGGGATTTCTACCTCTTCTTTTCTGGCATCTTCCTCATAGACCATGCTCTGGTTTAGATTCTTTAGTTGCCGTTGGTATTGCCGAATCATTGCAAGCGATTCTGGGGTCAATTCTGCTCCAAGAACAGTGGATATGTCACCACTATCATCAACGATGATTCCACCCTTGCGTAATGTTTCTTTGATTTTCTTTAAAGCACCATTCTGAGTGTTGACTTCAATCCAATCAACAACCTGTCTTCCAATCGAATCGAGTCCAGCACGGGTTCCACCACTGACATTTCCAGATCTACCTGCAATTTCCGATAAGATTTCCTCTTTGATATATGCCCGTAGCTTATCTTGATTTGGAAATTGAGCTTTGAATGACTCTCCATTGTCCGATGGTGACATTGCAGCGGCATATGTGTCTGCATACGCATCAAGTTTATCGTCAGAGTAAATTCCCTGCGTGACTTTATTTACAGTTCCATCCTCGTTTACAATCTTCTGGTCAAACAACTCCCTTCGCAATGGAGCAAGCATATCACGCACTTCTGTAAACTTTCCAAGAGCGTGTTGCATCTCATGTCCAACCACATTTCGTATATTGAATCCCTCGTCGGATAACTGTTTTACAAGATCACCATTAATTACAATGGTTGCTCCTTGCAAGTTCTGCTTGCGCATGAATGCTGGAACTTCATTTCCATCCAGATCACTTCCTTCAGAAATCGCAAGACCACGCGCAGATTGCGCTCCAGCAACCTCATTGTTGAATCCATCCACAATTCTTCTAGCATTTACTAGGTTCTCACTCTCCTGTGGGCTTAAATCTGGCTTGCCAGTTAGACCTGCAATAACATTTTCAGCATCAGTCAAAGTAGCACCATATGAATTACGGAAGAATCCTTCCATTTCGGATGGATCAAGAATCTTAACTTGGATGTTATTTAGGCCCGCTGCCTTGCCAGTTGTTTTAGCGAGATCCATTTCATCAGCAAATGCCAAATGCACCTGACGCAACACTTCCTTTTGAGTCTCTGGAGTGGATTTACTTAATGCTTCAAGGTCTTTCTTTTGCTTGCTGATTCGCTCCTTGATTGCCTCAACTTCAGGCCCAAATGTTGTGTCCTTTTGTTTTTCAAGATTATCAATTTTAGTCTGAATTGCATTCTTGCGTTCATCGATGCTTCCTAGCTTCTCCATCTTTGGAACCAAATCTGGATCAACTGAAGACAAGAATCGTTTAATATCGGCATCCTCGTCTGCTCTCCTAGAACTAGGGTCTGGAGTGATTATAGTATCAATCTTCTGTGCAAGACCTGTTCTTGGATCAATAGCAGCACTCGCTCGATCCACCAAACGTGAGCCAGCAAATGCACCAATTCCAAAACCAGAACCAGCAACTTGACCGAGTTGTTCAGCAGACTCAATGTCTGGAATGCCTAGCATTGTGTTTAGAACAGAACCATTGACACCCTGCTGTACAATTGCGTTTGATTGACGTGTAATCCAATCCGCTGCCTTCGCTCGTCCAAGACCACCCATTGCTTCTGGACTGAATAGCTTCTTAGTAAGCGCACCAGACTCTGCTGCTCTTCCAGCGCGTTCAAATAACCCCCTGCGTCCAGCAGCACCACCAACGTCAACTTGAGACGCAATGTCCTTTACAGTCCTAGCAATCTCTTTTGTTGCTATTGCTGCTGGTTTTGCTGCCAAAATAGCACCAGTAATTGCAGGTGCTTGTATAAGACCAGCAATGGATCCACCTCTTAATAGTAGGTCTGGATCACCAGAAACATATTCCCCTAATTTTCTTGCTCCAGTTTGAACTCCAGTAATTCCAGTTTCAATTGCTCCTGCTGTTTTCTCAATACCAATTGCAAGTGGTTTTACAACTCCTTTTAAAGCCAGTTCTCCACCTTTTTGAAGTACTTTGCCTGTGTATTTTCCAATTGCTCTTGTTGGGATGTTACCACCGGGGATCGATATAGGAGATAGGAATTCTCCAAATGCAGATATATTTTGATTTAACTCATCCTTAGTAAGTCCAGATTCTAAAACCAATTCAGAATACGCTTTTTCTGCTGCCTTTGCTTCTTCTTCAGTTCCACCCTGCATTTTTGCTGCAACTCCAGCCATTTTCTGAAGGATTGGATTCTCTGAAAGCAATGCTGCTGCTCTGTCTGGAGTTTGTTCTTTCCACGCTTGTTCAACATTGCGCATATCATCGCGCAATCGATATCTTTTAAATCTATCATCAGCAGACATCCCTTGCAGTTTGTCCGTGAATGAAGTTCCAAACATGAATGCGCGGGTTGCAAGATTTGAAGTGTCTTCAATATCTGAAGCAACACCAGATACAAAAGATCTAGAGGCATTCTTTGCCCCCTTATAAGCCTCCTGTGTATCTTTTGCTGTGGCTAGACCTAATTGATATCCAGCACCTACAACAACAGGTTTTACAATGGCTTCTTTTGCCAATTCGTATCCACCAGTTGCCATCTGACCAAAACTCTGTGCAGCGGCAGGTAAAAACTCAGAAGCGGCTTTTCCCGCAGATTCAAGCAATGGAACTTTATCTTTTTCATCGAAGATCATTCTTTCTTGAGTATCTGAAAGTCGTTTTCCTTCTGCCTTTAACTTTTCAAGATTAGAAACATCAAACTCTTTTTTAATGCTTTCCTCTTCCTGCTGCTTAAACTCATTATCAGCAATATCAAGAATTGACCCTTGTTCTTGATTTTGTTCAGGCTTATTTATTTTTGCAAACTCTTCATCTGCAACATCAAGAAGACTTGGTTCATTTTCCATTTTTATTTAGCCTGTTGTAATTGCATTTTTAAAGATTTGTATTGGTTGATCAACTCTTTTGCAGCAGGATCATTTGCTTGAGACTTTGGAATTGATTTCATTCTTGCAGCAAGAACATCAATGTCTTTTGTAAGTTGCGTTCTATCTAAAGGAATATCAAATGGCTTAATTACATAATCTGGATTAACTCCAGCATCAGATGCCATTTGAGTAAATCTTGGAATTGTCTCTTTATTTGCTTTTTCAAGACCCATTCTTGTTAACTCCATAGTTAACTTTCTCATTTTTTCTCTATCCGCTGGTGGAAGTTTAGATCCTTTCGAGAAACTTTCTGTAATAAATTTTGGATCATACTTACTAAAGAATGAACGCGCAGATTGAATAAGAGCAACGTCACCTTCACGAACAGCAACACCGGGATCAATCAATCGTTGAAATGCATTGATTGCAGCAATATCAGAAAAACCATCTTGTTTTTCTAACGAAGCTAAAATTGTGTCTTTAGAATCTCTAAATGTTAATGCTTTTGAGTACAACGGATCTTGCCTCAAATTATCCTGCATGGATAAAACCATCTGGACTTGTTCTTTATTTAGCCTTGGAGTAGACCCCGGCTTAACATACTTGTCATCCACCTCTGGTTGCTCAACAAAAAACACACGCTTACCCAATCTATCATCATAATGTGGTGTTATTTTAGCTTCCTTATAACTAGGAAGTAATGTTTTGATTTTTGAAACCGCTTTTCTTGCATCAGCAGCACTTTCATATGCAAAATCTGTCAATTCTCCAATTGTATCATCAATATTTTGCTGAGATGGTTGTTGCACTTGCTGATCTTGAGGTGCTTTACTAAGCATTTCCTCAATCATTTTAAGCCTATTTTCCTCAATCCTTGCGAGTTGATCTGGAGTTGCTTTAAATGAGGTTGGTTGAGTTGTAGCGGGAGTTGCTGAACGAATCTCTGGAGTTGGTGTAACTGGAATAGCAGCACGAACCTCTGGAGTTGGAGTTGGAGTTACTTCTGGAATAGGTGCTGAAGGAACCATAACACCACCCGTTGCGGCTTGCTGATTTGCAAGTGGTGGATTGGTTACAGCAGCAATTTGCTCCTCTGTAATAACTGGTTCAGGTTTCGTTACAACTCTAGGTTGATATGAAATATCAAATAACGCTCCTACTGGTTTGTAAGGTGGCAATTCTTCGTCTTTAGGAGGTGGAACTAATGACTCCTCATCAAAATTAATCTTTCTCTCAGAGGGTACGCTGCTAGATGTATCTTCTGGAAGAGGGTCACTGTCACTTGATTTAACAATATCTGGAGAAAGAGATCCTGCTGCCCTTGTTTTAACTGGAACTTTATCTCCTCCTCGTTGAGTTGTTAGGCTATTTAGATTTGCAAGTCTTGCTGTATTATATTCTCTTTCAAATTTTAGTTCTTCTGGGGTCTTTTCTGATTTGATTTTAGCAAGATTTACATCACGCAGATATTTAAGCGCATCCTCATCTTTCTTTTTAGCTTCATCATCCTTTGCTTTATAAGCACTGATAATTGGCTCAGAAAACCCCTGTAGACCTTTTGCAGCACCAATGCTGACTAACTCCTGCTGCGCGGATGGAACCTCATATTTAGGCATTGGAGTAAAGCTCACGCTTACCCCAACGTCTAGAGGTTTCAGTGCAGAAAGAGGACTCGCTCCAAGGCTTGCTGTCTGTGGAGTAAAAGTGTAGCCACCAGTGGGGAGTGCCATAAGTTAAGCCCCGCCAAATGTTAGTCCAGATGCGGAAGGAGTTGCAAATTGATTGACACGCTGATTAGTGCCACCGACCCCTTGGTTTGTAGCACCAGCGGTTGTCAGTGCAGGGTTGACCATAGCTGGACTAGTAATGTTGCCAGAAGCGGATGGGAGGACACCTGAAGCAGCACCGAGGTTAGACATCGCACCTTGACGAGCAGCATTCACATCGTATGCAGAACCCATCGCTGAAGTTCCTGCCCCTTGTTGTGCAACCAAGTTACGTTGTTTTGCAGCGGCATCTTCTGCCGATTTAACTGCATTAATTCCACTTAAACTTTGCTGTGCCTTTTGCATTCCTTCACGCGCAAGAGCAGAATTTGCCTGTGTTTGCGCTTCAATCAGTGCTTTTCTTTGCGCTTCTTCAGCTTGCTGTCTTGCAACTTCAGCCTGATCCTGTTGCATTTGCATTTGCATTAGCATCATTTCACTATTGTTATTTTGCGGTTGCGGTTGCGGTGCGGGTTGTGATCCTCCTCCCATAATGTTACTCCTTAATTTTAATTTTTAATTGTTTGTTAATGAAATACGATTAATACTTCAAATTGTCAATTCTTATGTTCCACCAAACTTTAATCCACTAGCAGATGGCATGGAAAACTGATTTGTTTTTTGTTGACCCATTCCAGTAGCCTGATTTGCAAGAGGTGCATTTGGTGATATTACAGTTGGCGCAGCAACAGATGAAGTTGTAGTTGGAGTTACAGTAGGTGCTGGGTTAAGAATTGCATTTGTTGCTTTTTGATCAACTTGTCCAAGTGGTTGCGCAACTTGTCCTATTGGTTGTTCAATCTGTGCAACTGGTTGCATATCTTGCTGTGCAGCTTGTTGATTTTGCAATTGAGATTGTTGAGAAGTTTGCATTCCTTGCAATTGCTTTGTGATGTTAGCTTGCCTATCCTTCATCATTTGATATAATTCTGCTCTATTTGCATCCGCTTGATTAGGTTTGCGAACTATTTTTTTCCTATTTTTAGCATCCTCCCTTCCTTTCCCAAAAGTTTTCCTTTCGATTGCTGCACCCAATGGATCAAATACACTTTGACCCCATACGCTTGTTTGTCCTCCCATAATATTACTCCTTTATTTTAATTGGTTAAATTTCTTTCGGGCTTCTTTACACAAATCAGACCCAGCTTTGAATTGTCTGCAAGAGTTTGGTCGATCTGCGTATATTTTGCAACATACCTTTTCTCCAACTTTACCATCCAAAGCAATGCATCTTGAGTCAGTTGTTTTCATCAGAGGGTAGTCTTCCCTTTGCATTTCTTTCGGGATACCACTTGCGTCAGATCGATCTCGTCGCAACACAGGCCAAGACCACTTAAAACAACAGCAAGCACCGCATTTTTCGCAATCGTATTCATCTTCCATTAACCTATTTTATTAGCGGGTTTTCCAATTCCACCCAGTGCAGATGTTCCAATGGATTGAAATGCATTAGCCCATCCCTGTGATACCTTCTCTTCACCAGATGGGGGAACACTATAACCTCCCACAGAAGAAAATTCTAAGCTACCAGTGCCATCTCCAGCTTCACGTTGCATTGCTGTCCATGCTGAAGCGGAATCAGTTTGTGATTTTGCTGCACGATCATAAGGTGACGATGCAGTTTGCGCGGCTTTTCCAAGTGTATTGCTTAACAAGCTTTTTAATTGCTGTTGTTGCTGATCTTGTCTAAATGCCTTAGATTCTGCTGGAGTTGCTTGTATTGCTTTTGGAACTGTTCCAGTGGCATATTGCTGTTCTCCAATTGCATTTACACCTTGCGGCATTTGTTGTTGATTTGATCCACCCATAATTTTATTTGTTCCAATCCACTGGTTTAAACCCTAAATCTGGTATCACGATATCTTCGTATGGAGCAAGATGCGAAATGTTAGTGATCTTTGCTTTTAACTTTGGACAATCAACGTGTGGCCCTTGATGCCGATCAACGCAGTTCAAACAGACAGGATAGAAGTCAGCATTAAGTGATTTGTCAGGATTGTTCATCCACCCATTCTTGCCTTTCACATATCGAGTTGGATCTGGTTGGACATTGTTTGCCTCTAGATACTCGTAAACATCATCATCATTCCAATCTTTAAGCAGATAAAGTGAAGTTGGATTGCCATCGACGTGCCTGATATCTTGTGATATCGGAACATGACCTTTGATTAAATCCGTATCTGTAAACTTAGTTCCGATCCAGACTGCTCCCCAAGGAAAATTAAATGTTCCCGTGGGTCGCATCAAAAAGTCATCAACACCACACATGAATGGTTCGTTTGCTTTTGGACGCTCAGTTCCCAGTGACAAGACAACGGAATTTTGGCCCCATTGGAAGTAATGAAGAAGATCAAACCGAACCTCACCAGTTTCTACATCAGGCCCATCTGCCAACGTATGCTTGAAGGCTGGATATTCATACATTGCCAATTGCCAATCCTTGATCAATTTATCAGAATACGCATATCTTTCGCGGAATTTAGGTTGCCGAAATTGTACTACTGGCAAGTCAATTCCACACTTGAATTTCAAAAAGTGAAGAAGGACAGTTGAATCCTTTCCACCAGACCAAAAGATGACCGCATTGGGCCATTGTTTGTTCCAACGAACAGCTTTATCTATTGTTTTATTTATTAGGTTTTTCATTAAATTAGAATTGCAGCACCAAGTGCCGCTCCCGCAACTGCACCACCACCAGAAATCCATTGACCAGTTGCTGCATTTTTGCTTTGAGCATTTTGCGCTCTCACTTGGTTGATCATGTTATTGTAATTCTGAGTATCAGCAACATTAGCTGAATGAGCATTTTGAATATTGCCCATAGAACGATTAATTGCATCCTGTGCAGTTTGTCCTAGTCCTTGCGCACCAGATAGAACCCCACGTTGCCAGTCTTGCAATCCTTGTCTGTTTTGGGCCTTTGCTGCCTCTTGACCAGAAATCAACGCAGATGGGTCAATGCCACCCTGCATTTGGTTAGCATCAAGATATTTTTGGCGCAACGCAAAATCCTCAAGTGCAATCTGTCTTCCTTTTTCCGTGGATTGATCGTACATTGCTGCTCGACCCATGCTGGAGGATGGATCGATTCCAGACTGCATCATTTGAGCCAAACCCTTAGTTTTAGCCCAATCATTCAGTTTTTGTTGCCAGCTTTCGGGAGATGTAAGCTTTTCAATTGTCTCACCAGCACTAGCCCTCATTCTTGCGCTTGCAGGATCAACGGATTCTTCAAATTTCCTAGCACGATTAGCGTTCTCAATACCTAACTCAAATGCCTGTTTAGACAGTTGAGATCCATCAAATGTTTGCTCAATAGGCTTAACCTGAGTAGCCATCTCCAAGAATTTAGCTTGTGATTCTAAGCCACCATACATACCTTTGTTAGCATCAGAAGCTAACATCATATTAAGTTCAGGTGTAGGTTTCTGTACCTCTGGTGTGTATGTAGATCCGCCCATATTATTAAGTAGTGATAGAGTAAATCTCTCTTTTGAGAGGAGTCAACCCTAATTTTTCCATTATTTCGTTTGTAAAGTTAATTCGTTCATCCTTTAAAGGAACACCAATATAACCCGGTGAGTTTGTGATTTGAGAGTATGTGATCCAATCATTCATGCACTGAATAACGTCTCTAGGACGAGTGAATTTAGGGTGAAATGCTGGATATATAGTTGGCAAAAACACATGATCAGAATAGCCATATAATTCACCATCACGATAATGTGCATAAACATTAATGTTAGGATGCTCGATTATTTTATGATCAAATTCCTCGGCAAAATCAACCAATTCTAAGAATTCGTTTGTGCCTTTTGGAACGAGTTTGTATTGCATTTTTGGTTTCATATATATATTAATTAAATCCAACTAAAATATCTTCTTTGTTGGAGGTTTGTATTGTATTGAATCTCTCAGCTTCCGCTTTAAGTATGATTTGACGATCAAAATTAGAACCGCAAATCGCACATGGCAAGCAATTATTTTGACCAGTGCTAAACGGAATTGAAGAGTAAATAGGTACAACAGGATCATCACCAAACGGAGATATAAACTTATTTGGAAAGTTAGTAGCATCTAATTTTGATGTTGTTATCGATGGCATATTAACAAGGATTTTGCGCTTTAAACTGCTGTGCAGCAGATGTTGCGGCCTGTAAAGCAAGTACTCCTGCCTCTTCTTGAGCGTGTTCAAACGAAATATACGACAAAAACGATGCTGATGCAGTCGCTGAAATTGATTTAGATGGATTAATGTTGCAATTTAGCGTTGCTGTTTTGAACACCTTGGCACTCCACGATTTATCATTAGGAGATTGTTGCTCGTATGGGTTAGGAAGCAAATCTATCGTCAACGATTCACCATTTTGAGAAACAACGCACGATTGGGTTTCGTCACCTTGAGGTGCGCCAGTGGATTTTTCCATCCAAGGATCCATGAACAAACGGATAACCTCCACACCAAACTCACCGCACCATTCAATCAGCAATGAAAATGCCTTATCCACATCATCTGTCAGTCGAGACTCGCAAGTGGAAAGAAGTGAGTTACGTTGAGCGGATTCTGTAATCAACCTTCGATATTGAGTATTGAGCAATCCAAGATCTCGGATTTGTTCCTCATAGGGAGTATTGTCCCATTGGTAATTATCAGTGACTGCTAGCAATCTCTTTTTAAGGATAGAGTTATAGTTGCCTTTGCTGCCCCTGTAAGACACTTCAACGTCAACAGTGCCTCCAATCTGAGTGCATTCTATCTCTCCGTATTTAAATTGCTTTAAATCCATTTGATCACCCAACAGAGGTGTTTCAAATTGTGAGTAAATGCGGTTGTATAGAGTTGTGGTTGTCTTATCTGGGTTTATTTGCAAGTAAGAGTCAACCCTTTCTGGCTGGAATGATTCCCACAGGTGATTGTATGAGCCATCGTTAGTAGCTGAGTAATCAACAGAAAAGTGAAAACACCTAGATTGTCCATTAATAATTCCAGATGTCCATTCAACAGGACGTGTGCCTGTCCATACTCCGCACCAAGCTGGATTTTTGTTCTCTCCCCATTCAGACGCGGCAGCGTAATCTAACACCATTGTGTCGGAATTCAATGTCTGCATGAAAGGCACGGAATAAAGCAAGTAATTCTCAAATCCAATAGCGCAAATTTTAGTTGCATCAGAGGTGATTAATCTCTTTGTTCTTGCCATTTCTAAGTCCTTACAAAGCACCTGAGATGATAGATATGCCGTAGCAGCAGGATCGGTTGTTATCAGCCCGTTTTGCGAATACCACCACATCTGACCTGCCTGAAAAGCAATTGATTTTCCAGCAATACATCCAACGGATGGGTAAAGTGTAGATTGGAAGTTTTCAGTTGTAACCCATAGCGTTCTGTCGAAGACATTGGATTTGAGTTGAAATGTAGACCTATCAGTAAATACAATAAGTCTCGTAGACGTATCCTGTCCAACATAACTCACCATTCCAGTTACTGGTCGTGAAAAACTAAAGTCACCACGGGAAGTTCCAGTGGCACGTTCTTGGAATGACGTTGGATCACCCAAATCTGATGCCAAAACAATGTTTTTATTGGCAATCCAAAGACGATTTCCAGAGTATGCCATCCAATACCCCACTGGAATTGTTGATGTCTGAGTACCAACTTTATCAGAACCATCCCAATATGCTGGGTATGAAATGCCATCTTGGATCATAACAATCCTGTGTGATGGAGTCGAGAATTCTTGACTTCCAGTAGTCAGATTTGCAGATTTAGTTGCTAGTGTAAAAACAAACTGATCTACATCCGCTGATAGCTTTATGTTTTTTAGTCTGTAATCTTCCCAATTGCTTGGCTGAACCAGCGGAAATGGGGAGTAATAGACATTGCCATTTACGGCAAACATCATGTAATTTAGTTCGTCTGCAACGATTCCGTTTCCGTTAACATCAAAGATCTTGGCAGGAGTTAGTGTAATCACCCCATTGATATTCTGTGTTACAGGGGCATCCTTTTGCTTGTTTGATGCAAAAAGAATTCCACCTTGAAAGTTTCCAGATGGGAGAGACAACTGCATTTTATGCCCCGGTCTGGTTTGAATCAATCCTCCTCGGACTGTTACGTTAACACCCCATTTAAACTGGTTGTCTGGCAACAACCACGGATTTCTAACGGAATTAACTCCTTGTATCCACCCACTGGATATCTTCGACATCCGACCTGCTGTGATGTTCTCACTTTTCATGTCTAGAACATTACTGGATCAGATGTATCACCATACGTTTCAGAATTAATTTGCGGTGGAACAAAAGCATGACCATCTTGGTGTTCCTGCTGATTTTTAAGGTACGCTAATGAGAATCCCCAGTAACGAAGTGCCTGTTCAGCGAAATCCTTATCTTCAAGATCACAGGCATGGACAGCAGTAATGATTGCACGGGTATGTTCAATCGGAATAAAATCGTATTTTGACGTGATGACTGGAGGCTTAATGCGGTATGCAATCCGCACCCACGCGCATGGTTTACCAATACGAATCCTGCGATATTGTGGGTTGACTTCTTGCGGATGATATTGACCAATCAAGGTTAAATCATTGCTACGTCCGTAGTCCATGGCATACAAGCTCACAAATCCGTCTGTAAGGGGTTTTTGAATGTTAGCAACACTCTTAACTAGGATTGGATCCTCGATGGCATCAACGAAGAATTTGCTTTCCGTGGATAATCCACTAGTTAAAAACTCTCTTCTTCCAACAACGCTAGAGAGGTTTTGAGATTGTGCTTTTGTGGCATACAATTCAAATTCATTGTTATCAATTCGACGAATGAAATATGTCGTTCCAGCAACAAGACCATCTGGCAGGACATCACCTGAGTTGGCTCGCACAGTAACGGATTGACCAGTTGTGTATAACGAAGCATCAGCCACAATGCTTGTAGATGGAGATACATTTAAAGTGCGCTGAATATCTAGTGCCAATTGACCAGTGCCGGGGGTCGTAATCGGAACCAACACTGATGCAGAATACACATTAACACTATCTCCAATCACCCTAACTTGGTAATCAGTTCCAGCAACAAGCGGAGATGGCAACACTCCGCTAGTTGAAAATTTTACAGTCTCATTTTCCTGCAAAAACTGCACAGAAGAGGGTTGAATCAGGTTGTTATACGGCAATGGAGAGACGGAAAACCTCTTTGCATAGTACGATTGACCAGTTCCAAATGAAACTACGTTAATTAATCCAGTTGTTCCACCAGCAGTTGCATCTCCTGATGATGTATATGCTGTAGCAAGAGACGTTGAAAGCACATTTAAATATGCTGGAGTTGAACCATTATCAATCGATGGACTAGTTGTTGGTAGCAAATAGTCAGTTCCCCAATAAATCGTAGATGGTGTGGTTAAATTTGTGAAATCACCTAGCCATTTATTTGTAAAAGAAACACCAAATGCACGGGACAAAACAACGTAGAATGTTCCAGTAGCTGATGAGGTTATGTTTACATCACTAAAATCAGAGTTTTTAACTGTAAAAGTTCCAGTTGAGCCATTCAATGGAGTTTCTGCGCGATATGCTGTTCCAGATACAAGCGGTGAAGGAAGTGTTCCTGTCGCAGAAAACTGCACAAACACACCAGTTGATGGGGTAATGATTACACTTGGTCTAGAAACATATCCAGTTCCAGTGGTGATTGTATTTATTGCAATCACACTGCCAGAATAAGACTCCATTGCCGTTCCTGTTGCAATTGCTGGAGTGCTTCCAGTGCCTACTGCGGAATAGGTAAATGTTGTTGAGTTTGGTATAGATGCAAGCATTGGGCCTGTTGCTGGAGTCGATGAAATTATCGTCAATGTTTGATATTGAAAATTATTATTATCAATAACATTTATTGAAAAGGATCCATTATACATCGATTGATTAGCACCAGTTACACCTGAAATTGTAACTATTTGACCATCTACAAAACCATGATTAATAATATTACAACTAGCAGTGGTTCCTCCAACTGTTCCAGTTAGCTTTGTTGCTAATATTGTCTTATCAATTGTTGGAACAGAAATAGTTGTTTTTCTGTTATAAACTCCAGTCGTATCATTCAACACACCAGACACCTCAACTGTATCACCATTGAAATAACCATGACCACTTGGTATAACACAAGTTACAGTGCCTGACAAATATGTTAAATTAGGACTTACTATTTGATTTATTGTTGAGTTTATCGTTGCCGTTCCAGTTGCTCCACTTCCACCACCACCAATAACTTTTACTTGAGGAGCATCATCATATCCAAATCCTCCAGAAATTCGTGTGAATCCAGATACAAATGATGTTGTGATTGCTGATGTTGCTTTTGCTGTTCCAGAATCAAATGAAATAGCAGGTGCATTAATGTAACCAAACCCGCCATCAGTTATTACGATTGAGGTAACAGCACCTCCAGCTATCAGCGCATAGCCAGTCGCTGCCCTAGCTTCAATAGTGCTTCCAGTTGGTGGTTGTGGTGGAGAAGAAAATGTTACATTTGGAGGAACTGAGTATCCACTTCCACCAGCAGTAACGCTAACACCTGTTACAGATCCAACAATAACAGCTTGAAATTGCGCTCCAGATCCAGATGGAGTTGATAAAGCAAGTCCGCTTGCGGTTATCTGACTTTCTGTTCCTGTCCTTGATGCTGCCTGAATAAGTTTAACAACAGAAACTGTACCTGATCCAGCAGTCGTGAGCTTGATTGGATTTACAAAATTAGTTGGTGAGGATGAAAGCGCGTCAGCCTGTGTAGTATGGATAGATACAGATTTAGTATCTACAATGTTCACAAAATAATTTTGGTTTGCAATTAAAGGTTGTGGAAGCGTTCCACCAGATGTGAATACCTGAACCTGATCGCCTTGAGTCAGTAGGTGATTTACGCTAAATGTTAGCTTTGTCTCTGGAACAATCTCTTTGCGGATATCAACATTGATTGGGTTAGTTGATCCTGTTGTGTGAACTTCGTTAACATTTGCTTGCGCGTCCGAAATAGAATTAAAAACCTGAAGATGTGTGGAGTCTAAAAGATTACCAAAGTATGTAACTCCAGAACGCAATCCAATGGGCAATGCTTGACCAGATGGAAATGTGATTGGATTTGCCGTTGTAATCTCAATAGTAGGAGCAGATGCGAATTGAAGAGCAGTCACGACAAATGAAGTCCTAGAATCTAGGAATTTCAATGGCCCTGCTCCTACTATACTTTGGAGGGAGATTGGGTAGTTTCCAGCCTGTGCGTTGAGGGAATCGTTGTAGATTTGAATGGTCAATGCATCCAGAACACCAATGTAATA